AGATCTCAAAAAGCCCCTCGATCCCTTGCGGGTAGAAGAAGGCCTTGTCGGTTGGAACACCAATATTGGAATTACCCCCATAGCGGCGGAAGGTGATGCCGCCAAAGTTCACCTCGTCCACCACCCTGCCCCGCAACTCGCTGGCGGCAGCCGTATTGAGATAGGTTTCGCGGATCTCTTTATGCGCTACCAAATCCGCGAAGAAGGCAGAGCCACATTCTGCGCGTAGGTTCACAGGGCCCATTACAAGGCCGCCCAAGCTTTCCTCAACGCTTTCAATCAGCGCCTGGCATTTCTTGCGCAAAACGCCAGAGCCTGGCGATGCGTTATCAAGGTCAAAATCCACCTCTGCCGCCGGCGTGATCCCAAACTCATTGGCAAAGTTGATGACAACGCCACCATCGCGCGGGTCTTTCACCACGCCTTGAATGGCGTTGAGCAGGTGATATTCGAACGTCGCCTCAGCATCTGCGCGCAACCGGCGCATCCGCCGCGCGACCTCTACCTGCGCCTGCTGCGTCACGCTTTCGGAACCAAACTCGCGGATGCCCTGGATCTCAGAGGCCCAAAGCACATCCTGTTTTTTGAACTGCCGGCACACAAAAGCCCGAACTTGCCGGCTTTCAGGCTGCTGCTGGTCATAATTCGACCCACGCTCGGAGAAGGGGATCAGAGATAACGTCCCATCTCGGCTCTCAATGACGACTGTGCGCGTTCTCACACCGCGTTCACCAAAAAGACCAGAGCCAGAGAGCGTGGCCGGCTTGAAGGGGATGTTTTCCAGAGCCCGCGTGAGTTCAATAACGGAGAAGGCATCGCCTTCAAAAATATCCATAGTTGCCATGTGTAGAATTCCTCTTGTCAGGGGGCTCAGCGCAGGATGACGCCAAGTGCACCCAATGCCGTGGAGGCGGCGGTGATCTGGGCCTCGCTCGCCCCCTCTGGCCAGATGATCTCATGCCGGTTCACGAGTGCGGGGCCGCGCAGGATCACAACGCCCGGGGCGTCAGCCGCTGAGGCGTCAACGCCAGCCCAGAGAATGCCGGCGGCATTCTGACTACCGTTCGTGGCAGCCGGCGTGAGCTTGGTGAATTTGCCACCCGTAGTGATCTTACTAAGCACCGTGCCAGGCTCGAGCTTGCCCGCACCTGATGCGATGGTGACCGTCTCCCGCGTGTAATCCCGCAGCACCTCCCAAATGAGAAAGCCACCGGCGTGGTTTGTTTCTGTCAATATGCTCATGATGGCTTATCCTTTTGTCTTGAATGTGCGGGCGATCACATCGCCCCAAGGGTTACTGGCAGCGCCCCTGCCAGGCTGGGCATGCAGCGAGTGTGGCAGCACGCCCTCAGCCTCGGCTTTCGCGGCCAAAAGGCTGCTGCGCACCATGTCCAGATCCGTGTCCTCTTCCAAAAAGCGACCAGCCATATGCGGCTGCCCAGCCAGACGGCAAAGATCGATAACCATGCGTGCATGAGCGATGGCCTCGGCGCGAACGCTCGCGCTGTCAGTCATTGTGGGCGCAGTGTCGGCCTGGTCTTCGGGGTCAGGCTGCGCGCTGGTGCCTGCATCATCCTCGGTCTGGGGCTCAGCAGTTTCAGGCGCTTCTGGTTCGCTCGCAGCTGTCACCAATTCGGGCGGTGCATTGCGGAAACGCGACACATCAAAAGACGCCGCGAGTTTCACCGGCTCGGCAATGCGGTCGATAAACCCGAGAGCCAGCGCGTCCTTTGCATCAAGCCAAGTCTCAGACGCCATCAGGTCGGCGATCTCGTTATCCGGCTTTCCAGATTTCGCCGCATAGCCTTGGATCAGGCTGCTCTTCACCTTGTCGAGCGCATCAGCAGTGGAGCGCATGTCCTCCGCTGTGCCCATCACCAGCCCCGAAGGGTCATGGATCATCAGGAAAGCGTTTTCTGGCATGACAATGGTGTCGCCTGCCATGGCGATATAGCTCGCAGCAGAAGCCGCAATACCATCAATCCAAACGGTGATCTCGCCCGCATGACGCTTCAGAGCATTGTAAATGGCGACCGCATCAAAGACCGAACCGCCGGGGCTGTTGAGGCGCAGATCAATTGCCGCATCATCCGGCAAGGCGCCGAACTCTGCCAAAAATCCCTTAGCCGTTACGCCGTAGGCGCCAATCTCATCATAGATCAGCACTTCCGTGCCCGTCCCCCGGGCACGGATCATATACCAAGACTTCATGAGGTTACTCCTGTTGTAGGTCGGTGCCCGCATCCCTATCGGGCGGTCCGTCACTAGAATTTGGGTTGGGCTCTTGGATGGGCGTTGCTCTTGCCCCCTGCGTCTCACCTGGGCTTGCGCGATACGCCAGGCCCAGATCAGCCGCCCGTTGTGCATCCGAGGCGTTTTCCTGATCGACCTCTTCCACATCATAGCCCGTGGCCTCCACCACCTTACGGCGTGATGTGATGCCAGCTTCCATCGCCAGCACCTGCGCTTGGATGTCTTTCAGCGGATCCACCCAATCCCACCGTGGTGGGATCCATTGCACAGGACGCGCCAAACTCGGGGCCGCCTCAAGGGCCCCAGAAAGGGCCGCCGTCTCCAGCCAGCGCATCCAAACAGGCCGGCAAAGTTGATGTGCCACAACCCCATGCTGCAACTGGCCAATCCGCCGCCGGAACTCCACAAGTTCTGCCCGCAGGCTGGAATAGTTGGCCTGTCGGACATCGCCGGTCACAAGGTGATACGGCAACCCCAGCGAGGCCGAGACCGCGAGCAGCGTGCGATATTGGAAGGCTTCATATCCACCACCAACATCAGCGGGACTTGAGAATTTCACATCCTCGCCAGGCAGCAGCACCTGCATGGTACCAGGCTCAAGGCTGGCCATGGCCGCACCATCAAGATCGACCTCCCCCTCGCCCATCATTGGATCATCAGGGGCGGTTTTGGTTATAAAGCCCGCAAACATTGCAGCCGTCTTTTTGCGGTCAAGCTCTGCATCATCATACTGATCGAGCAAAAACAGCCGCACCATCGCCGGGGCGATATGTGGCAGCCCTCGGATTTGGCCCGCATCAATCGGTCGATAGATATGGAGCACATCCTCAGCTGGCACACGCGTCGTAGACGTGCTGCCGTGCCCCGCCTCAGTACTGTCCCCTGGATGGTGTCGGCGGAAGTGGTAGGCCACACGCCGGCCAATCAGATCAAATTCTATCCCACACCGAATACGGTTACCGTTTGGTGCGGTATCAGTTTTGTCAAAGGGCAGCATCTCAGATTGCAAAAGCTGTAGCTGCAAAGGCACCAACAGCCCATCTTCCGCCCGTCTTGAGCGCAGCCGCACAAAACATTCCCCGGCGACAAACATCTCGCGTGCCACAATGGCTTGAAGGCCATAAAAATCTGTCAGCCCATCGGCATCCGCGTCATCCGTCCACGCAAGCCACAGTTTTTGCACCTGCTCTCGCAACTCCGCATCGCGGATCAGTGAGGACGGTTTGATACCGTCACCCACAAGGTTTGCGGCAAAAGCCTCGCACGCATTCGCGGCATAGCCGTTTGTCACCACCAACTCGCGCGAGCGTGCCAACAGTCGCGGGCCCCCAGAGGCCACCAGCGCGTTGATGTTTTCCAAGGGTGGGTTCCAACCCCGAAGCCGGCGCTTGGCCATAGCCCCCTCTAGACGCGCACGCATGGCTTCAGGGCCACCAGGCTTCTGGCGGCGGAATTTATCAAAAAATGCCATTCAGTTTAGAGGCCCTTCGTCGCCATCACGCGGATGTGCCGCACCATGCGTCGCCCCTCCGCCGCTGCAATCTCGCGGTCAAGCGCTTCAATGGCGCGGTCGATCTCAGCGACCGAGCGATAGTCCACCGTCTTTCCATCATAGCTGACGCGGGCCACGCCCGAGGCGCGTTGCGACTTCAGCGCGTCGCGGCGGAGTCTCAGTGTCGCAATATCCGCCATGCCCGAACTCATCCCATATATGTTGATCGCGCAACGCGGCGCACCTGTGCCTTGCGAGCAGATTGAGCGCCGCCCCCAGTAGGAGCCTTACTCTTACGACCAGCCACCGCAAACTGTGCGGCCAATTCCTCCCACCGGGCGTCCGACCAGCGGTCAGCGCCAAGGATCCACGCGGCCGCACGGGCGTACACCCGGCAGTCTAATGCCTCATTACGTTCCCTCAGCTTTTGCCATTCGAGCTTAGCAAACCCACGCTTGTTCTTGACCGTGACCAGCTGCTCTGCAGTCAGCTGCTTCAGCCATTCGGCATCAACCCAGCCCGGAAGATGGAGAACGCCGGGAGGAGAATAGCCCTCGCCATCTCCCGCGCTGGTGACTTCCGGCGGATCAAGCCGCAGGAAACGGTAGGTCTCGGCTTTGAACGTCGAAGTCGCAATGGTCCAAAGCCGCGCTCCACGGCGAAGACGTTTGCCACCTATTGTGGCGTCCACAAAGGTTGGCCCTGTGACGGGGCTCGCGCGGTTAAAGCCCTCTAGGCCTTTGATCGGAGCCACCTGTCCAAAGCCCACCTGCCGCGCCCAGGCGTAGACCGCGGCCGTTTCATAGCCCGTGTCAATCGCCAGTCGGGCAATGGTCATAGGCGTGCCGCTGGCGTGGGCCCAGGTCCGGCCAAGAAGGTCGGTCAGCTTCTGCCAGCAGGCGGGGTCACCCGGGCCGCCCTCGATGACGATGTGGTCGATGAGCCAGCTTTGCAACCCCCTGCCCCAGGCCCAGACATCGACCTCGATCCGGTCTTTCTGCACATCAGCGCCGGCAGTCAGAAACAACCCGCCGGCCGGAACCGTGCCCGCGCGCCAATCTTCCTTCAGACCCTGGAGGCGCTGCCAGTCCGGGGCCTCGCCGCTTTCCATCCAGGTTTCACCCAGCGAGGTGTTGATGAACGTCTTCATCGTTTCATCCCCACCGGCGCGCGCCGACAGAAAAGCCTTGGCCATGGCCTCAAGTCGCACCCAGGGCGAATAGATCTCGTTCAGATGGAAGCCAGCCGTCCCGTTGAACGGCGCATCCGCGATCCAGCGTCCCTTGGAAATCGCGGTCCAGCGGCTCTCATCGTTCCAGGGAGCATCGCAGTCGGCGCAATGGTAGCGCGCGGTTGCAGGACGATGGCCGCCATTCTCATCTTTGTCCCATTTCACCTGTCCCCAGGTCAGGATTTGTTCATGGCCACATTGAGGACACGGGACCCAAAACCGACGCTGGTCGCTTTCCTCAAACGCCGCCTCAATCCGGCTAGCGCCCTTGTTCGTCGGCGTCGACACCAGCACGATCTTGCGGTTCCAGAAGGTCACCGTCCGCTTCTTCGCGAGGTTGACCGGGTCGCCCTCGGCCCCGGCGCTGAAGGGATAACGATCCACCTCGTCGCAGAGCAGCAGTCGGATCGGTCGGCTCGCAAGCCCCGAAGGTGCGTTGGCGCCCACGATGGTCAGATGCCCGCCCGGGAACCGCTTGTGCAGGATCTTGTTGTTGCCGTCTCGCGACTTTGGATTAGCGATCTTAT